GCACCGGTGTCAAGGGGGTCTTTTGGGACCCGGCGCTGCGGGGCGGCGTGGGGGACATTGCCATCAAGAGCATGGACCTTTTGATGTTGTACTGGGAGCCGGGCGTGACCGACATCCAGGACAGCCCGAACCTGTTCAGCCTAGCACTGGCGAACAACGACCAGCTGGCAGCCCAGTGGCCCCAGCTGGAGGGGCACACGGGCGGGAGCCTGACGACCTCCAAGTACATCCACGATGAGAGCATCGACACCAGCGACAAGAGCGTGGTGGTGGACTGGTATTATAAAAAGGCCGTTGGCGAGGGGCGCACGGTGCTGCATTACTGCAAGTTCTGCAACGGCGTGGTGCTGTACGCCAGCGAGAACGACCCGGCCCTGGCCGAGCGGGGCTTTTACGACCACGGGAAATACCCCTTTGTGTTTGACCCGTTGTTCATGGAAGAGGACAGCCCGGCGGGCTTTGGGTACATCGACGTGATGAAGGACACCCAGACCGCCATTGACGAGATGAACCACGCCATGGACGAGAACGTGAAACTGGCAAGCAAACTGCGCTTTGTGGTGAGCGACTCGGCCGGGGTGAGCGAGGAAGAACTGGCGGACTTCAGCCGGGACATCGTGCATGTGGTGGGGCGGCTGAACAGCGACACCTTTATGCCGCTGCAGACCAGCGTGCTGAGCGGCAACTGCATCACCTACCGGGACGACCGGGTGAACGAGCTGAAGGAGGTCAGCGGCAACCGGGACGTGAGCCAGGGCGGCACTACCAGCGGCCTGACCGCGGCCAGCGCCATTG